GGTACGTCTGGAACAAACTCAACAAGGAACGTGACATTACGGTATATGCTAAGAAGTCACCCTATTCCAAGTTCATCGACTTCCCCAAGTCTGGAAAGCGTGAGTTGGTTTCCAAGAAGTTCGACCTCTACGACAGTGACGCAGAAATATTTGCGGTTGCTGCATAACAGGGGTTGACAAAACGAATCCTGCATGGTATAGTTAGACATAATTTGAGACACACCACGAAGGAGGATAATCATGTTGTCTCATGCCGATGCAATGTTGAAACACACTGTTAAGCGGTTTAATGAACGCTTTAAGAAGGAGGACTTTACATATAAGTCTAAAAATTATGGTACGGTTGATTTTACTGAGGTAGTTGTGAACTGCATTGTAAATGCCCCAAAAAAGGGTAAGTATGTTCGTGATGCTGGTGGAAACCGCTCACTTTTTAAGGTTGAAGTCTGCAAAGAGGTAAAGCCTGTGTATGTTATCTGGGATAAAAATCACGGTGTCCCTGCCACTGTGCTCACTGGTAAAATGGTCTAGTGGGGGGGTTGACAGATTCGTTTGAGTGTGGTATAGTTAATCATAATCGAGAAAAGAGGTTGTTATGAAGAAGTACAATAATTGGGGTATTGATTTTGATGGTCTGTCGATGACTGACCCTGAGCGGTATCGCAAGATTAACGCTGTCCTTACTGACAGGGGTAACAAGAAGAAAGACCTTCTTGACATCGTTGATACCGTTCCTCTTGAATATGCGTATGACCTTGCAGATGACGCACCTGATGCTGAAGATGTGGTTGCTACTGATGAAATCAAGAAGGTTGTGTCTGAGGTTCTTTCAACTCTCAATCCTCGCGAGGAATATGTTCTTCGCAAGCGGTTCGGTATCGGTCTTGCAAAGGATTACACCCTTGAGGAAGTAGGACAGGAATTTTGTGTTGGTTCTGAACGCATTCGTCAGATTGAAGCCAAGGCACTTCGCAAGTTGAAGCATCCTTCAAAGTCGGAAAAACTTCTTTCTTTCTTGGCTGCTTGAAAAAAAGTGTTGACAGATTCGTTTGAGTGTGGTATAGTTAATTATAAACTGAGATAAGGAAAGACGACATGGCATATGTGAGTAAAGAGACGAAGAAAGAACTTGCCCCTGCAATCAAGAAGGTTCTTGCCGAGTACGGTGTCAAGGGAACCATCAAGGTTAACAACGGCAGCACTCTGGTTGTGACCCTTCGGAAGATTCCTGATGGACTCTTCACTGACAAAGAGATTGAAAACGGTGTGAACGTCTACCATCTCGGATGGTTTGATGGTCTTGCAAAGAATTTCTTGATGGAATTGCTTGCTGCCATGAAGGGTGACAAGTGGTATGATCGGACTGATGCCATGATTGACTACTTCGATACTGCTTGGTACAACGACATCAAGATTGGTGAGTGGAACAAGCCGGTTGAGGTGATCTAATGAAGGTTGCGGTTATTCACGGTGCGGCAGAAGACTTTGCTCGCACCGTTGCCCTTGTCGAAGTCGCTGATGGAACGAGTGACATTGATGCATGTGAGATTGCATTTACTCTCACCAATTCGATTGATTGTGGTTGGTGGGAGAACGAAGATGTGACTCCCATGTTTGGTGGAAAGACCTGTCGCAGCACAATGATGGGTGACATGGTTCTGGTTGGAACGACTAAGTATATTTGCGATATGGTGGGGTGGAAGAAGGTGTAATGATTAAGGCACTGTTGGTTGTCACTCTTATGAGTGGTGCAGAGTATGCAGTGAACATGCCAGACATGAACACATGCATGGAGAATGCAAATCTTGTCGAGGGACAAGGACGGGGTGCAGAGGCAATCTGCATCCCACGAGCAGATAAATCTGCTAAGGTTAAAGATATGTTCACCATGTTTGGTGACATGGTTGAGAGGTTGCAAGAGAATGAACTGGGAACGTCTAGTGGGAAATGCCGAGACAGCTTTAAGGGCATGTGAAGCATCTAAATCAGAATGGGGTATCCAGTACTGGTCTAATGTACTGGCATACCTATTGAGACAGTCTGGGAGACTGAATTGATCAAGGTACTTAGTGATGAAACCTTTGTGAAGGACGATCCTGTTCGTCCTTCTTTATCATATGCATTTCGCAAGTCTGTGGGCGAGATGTTCTACATTGGCGAGGATAAACCTACCGCCATTGTATGCACTGCATTTACAACAGATATTCCAAAAACTGTAAGAGAACTTGCCCTGTATTCACATCCACAGGGCGATAACTGTATCGCATACACCGTATGGAGTTACGCTTCAGGCGCAGGTCGAGATATTATCCTTAATCTAAGAGACTATGCGATTGAAAACGACTTCAAACGTCTAGTCACATTATCACCCAAGACTGAGATGGCTCGTAAGTTTCATCTTCGCAATGGTGCATTTATTTTGAATGAGAATGAGGAGACAGATAATTATGAGTACGAACTTTGAGAAGGTAGCAGAGTTCATGACTGCGTTTGGTCAGACTGTAGAGACTGAACCCACATGGACAAGTGTATCACAATTACGATACGACCTGATTGACGAGGAACTTAAGGAACTGGGTCAAGCAATCGAAGAGAGAAACATCGTAGAGGTTGCTGATGCACTCACTGACCTTCTGTATGTCGTTTATGGTGCTGGACATTCTTTTGGATTGGACCTTGACAAATGTTTCGAAGAGGTCCATAATAGCAACATGACTAAACTTGGACCAGAGGGTAAACCTATCTATCGTGAAGATGGTAAGGTTATGAAGGGGCCGGGATATCGTGCTCCTGACCTAAAGACCACACTGGGATTGAGGGGTGTATGAAACCTAAACACATTAAAGCACACATGAAGGCGGCATATGCATATGCTGAGTGCAGTACAGCAGAGAAACTTAAGGTGGGGTGTGTTCTGGTTAAGGACCACCGTATCATAAGTATCGGATACAATGGTATGCCTAGCGGTTGGACTAATGTATGTGAGGATGAAAGTGGTAAAACTAATCCAGAAGTAATTCACGCAGAGGCAAACGCTGTTGCAAAACTTGCAAGATCAAATGAGTCAGGTGAAGGTTCAGTAGCATTTATTACACATGCACCTTGCCTTTCTTGTGCGAAGATGTTATACTCTGCTGGAGTATGTGCAGTTATATATTCACAGTCTTATAGGAATACAGAAGGTGTAGACTTTTTGGTGGAATGTGAGATACCTGTCTCACAATATTTTTTGGAAGAGGAAGAAAATGGCTAACAATGTAAACACATGCATCGACATGGAAAATCTAAATGCGGATGCAGTTAATCTTATTAAGGAACTGTATTCTAGAGTGCGTAAGGATCATAACTACGAGTGGTTCAATGATATGTTTGTTGATGGAACAAATGTAACCTATGAACAGGCAGAACAATTCGAGTGGACTGTTGAGAACATCGGTCCCAAGTGGTGTTATATCGAAGACTTTGATGTTGATGAGAACGGTTGTATGATTCGAACTGTCTCTGCATGGGGTGCTCCTATCACTGGTGTTGAGAATCTATTGACTGCAATTGCTGCAATCTGTCCTGATGTTGTTACTGAGGTAACTTATGAGGATGAGATGCCCAACTTCATTGGTGCTAACTTCTATATTGGAGATGAACTAGACGACTCATCTGAGTGGGACTATGATGAAATTCTTGAAGAGATCAAAAAGCATCATGATATTGAAGAGGACGAGGACGGTGATTTGACAGAAGAGAGTCAGGACATTGTGTGGGAAAATATCTGGGAAACATCCCATGACCTACAACAAGAATTTCTCTCCGAGTGTCGAGGAAGACTAAATGAAGACAATTGAGAGGACAGCTCTATCTGAGTTAATCTCAAACGAGAACTACGCCAGAAAGGTACTTCCACATATGAAGGTGGATTACTTTTCTGACCGTAGTGAACGTATCGTATTTGAAGAAATACAGAAGTTTGTAGAGAAATACAACACTCTACCAAACAAGACTTCTATCGAAATTGAAATCGACACTCGCCGTGACTTGAATGAACAAGATGTCCAGGCGGTAATTGATGTAGTTAAGAGTCTTGAGAAAGACGATGATGAGAATTTAGAGTGGTTAGTAGAGACTACAGAGAAATTTTGTAAGGATAAGGCAGTATATAATGCAATTGTTGAAGGTATACAAATCATTGATGGAAAAGATAAGAACCGAAATGTTGATGCTATACCAGGCATTCTCACTGATGCCTTGGCCGTTGGTTTTGATAACTCTGTTGGTCATGATTATCTACTTGATGCAGAGTCCCGATTTGAGTATTACCATACAGTAGAAGAGAAGATACCTTTCGACCTTGACTTCTTCAATCGTATTACTAAGGGTGGACTACCACCCAAGACACTGAACATTGCTCTTGCTGGAACTGGTGTGGGTAAGTCTCTGTTTATGTGTCACATGGCAGCGAACTGTATGAACCAAGGTAGGAACGTCCTGTATATCTCTATGGAGATGGCAGAGGAACGTATCGCAGAACGTATTGATGCAAACCTCATGAACATCTCTATGGAAGACCTACATAGTCTACCAAAGCAGATGTATGATGACAAGATCAACAAGATTATCAAGAACACCACTGGTCAATTGGTAATCAAGGAGTATCCAACTGCATCTGCACACTCTGGACACTTTCGTGGTCTTATCAAGGAGCTCGCAGTCAAGAAGTCATTCAAACCAGATATCATCTTCATTGACTATCTAAACATCTGTGCATCTAGTAGATTCAAGGGGGCAGCAAATGTCAACTCGTACATGTATATTAAATCGATTGCAGAGGAGCTTAGGGGACTCGCAGTTGAAACAAATGTCCCGATTATGTCGGCAACACAGACCACAAGGAGCGGGTACTCCAACACAGATGTTGGTCTGGAAGATACGTCAGAGTCTTTTGGTCTTCCTGCTACGGCAGACCTCATGTTTGCGCTTATTTCTAGTGAGGAACTTGAGGAACGAAACCAAATCGCAGTCAAGCAGTTGAAGAACCGATACAATGACCCAACGATGAACAAGAGATTTGTTATCGGTATCGACCGTGCAAAGATGCGTCTGCATGACCTAGATGCAAGTGAACAGGAAGGTCTGGTTGACAGTAACCAGAAAGAAGACACATTTAATGAACCTGTATTTGACAATACAGATTTTGGAGAAGGATGGCAAGTATGAGCATACCAAGAATTAATCCAAGCACATGGGAGTATGTATCAAAAGAGGGTGATGCTCAAGCATCGGTTCTCTTGCGTGGTGACCACAAGTTCTCTGGTGTAATATATTCATATGGACGCATTAGTGTTCCAGAACCAACACCAGAGGGGTTGGCTAAACTCTCGTTTGACTATAACATAGAAGACAACAACAACATTCCTCGCGATGAGTTCGATGAGGATTTCTTTACACTGATTGGTGATATTCTAGTTGATATCATTGAGCAAAGAATGGAAGAAGAAACATTGATTTATAAAGGAGGCACGGATGAGTAATTTTTTACAGGACGCAATCAAGGCAGCAGGAAACGAGTACGCTGCAATCGTAGATGATGGAGTAGAGGCGGGTGATGTAGAGAACTTTATCGACACTGGTTCATACATCTTCAATGCACTCCTATCAGGTAGTCTATATGGTGGACTACCATCTAACAAGATCACTGCGATTGCGGGTGAGAGTGCGACAGGTAAGACATTCTTTCTTATGGGTATGGTCAAGAACTTCCTTGATGCGAACCCTGATGCTGGTGTTCTATACTTTGAGAGTGAGAGTGCAATCACAAAGCAGATGGTGATTGACCGTGGTATTGACCCCAAGCGTATGGTTGTCATGCCGGTCACCACTGTACAGGAGTTTCGGACACAGGCAATTCGTGTTCTGGATGACCACCTATCGAAACCAGAGGGTGACCGTCCACAGATGATGTTGTGTCTCGACTCACTGGGTATGCTGTCCACCACTAAAGAGGTAGAAGACACAGCAGACGGAAAAGAGACTCGTGACATGACACGAGCACAAGTCCTTAAGGCTGCGTTTCGTGTTCTGACACTGAAACTGGGTAAGGCAAAGGTTCCTATGGTGGTTACCAACCATACCTATGACGTTGTGGGTTCCATGTTCCCAACTAAAGAGATGGGTGGTGGTTCTGGTCTGAAGTATGCAGCATCCTCTATCGTCTATCTGTCTAAGAAGAAGGACAAGGATGGTACTGAGGTTGTGGGAAATATTATTCACTGCAAGAACCACAAATCTCGTTTGACCATTGAGAATAAGATGGTGGATGTAAGACTGTCCTATTCCACTGGGTTGGACAAGTACTATGGTCTGTTGGAACTCGCAGAGAAGTATGAAATCTTCAAGAAGGTATCGACTCGTATTGAGTTGCCTGATGGTTCGAAGCAGTTTGGTAAGACTATTCTGAATGACCCTGAGACATACTTCACTGAAGATGTGATGGCTCAACTAGAAGAGGCAGCAGGGAAGGAATTCAAGTACGGTTAACGGTCCCACGCCTTGATGGCGGTGAAATTGTTAAAGGAGAACTCCATGCGGTCAACAAGTTTGACCGCATTTCCTTTTACACGATCAATTGCAACGTAACCTTCTGGGTTAGTCACCTTATATCCGTTGGAAGTGCGAATAAACGTATCAGTCATCTGACGGACTGAATTGAGTTTATTCACGATGACCTGTTTTGCATCTACGAGATGGTTCTGGAACTGAATGATGTTGCCTAGATTCTTGGTGTGTTTCTTGACT